TCGCCTCGCTCAGCAGGTCTACCGCTTCATGCTTGATCAGGAACCGCTGCTGGGCGCTGCTACCGTCACCGTTCACCACAAGCGCCTGATCGCATCTGAGGGTGTAGTGGGTTGGCAGCAGCAGGAAGACGACCTGGAGTTCCTGGTTGAGGTTGAGCGGGAACTGCCCCACCTGGAATACGTCACGACGCTGATCCACGAACTGATCCACTGCCGCCAATCCCTGGAGGGCAACCACGACGACGAATCCCGTGAGGAGGAAGCATACCGCCTGGAGCAGGTCTACGCCGACCGCTACTGCGCCTGGTGCGCCGCCTGATCTGTGGTACAATTATCAAGCAACCGACAGACGCACCGATGACCTGCTCCACCTTCCCCGCCCTGATCGCTGAAATCACCAACCCTGAGAACGGCACCATCTATTGGATCGAAGCGGCATACGCTGCCAAGCAGCACGGTCTGTGGGATGAATTCCGCATCGACTATGGCACGACCTCTGACTTCGGTGGGGTTGACGCTGGTGAGTTCCTCGTGTGGTTGGGGTATTGACCCCCCGCCGATCTGCTATACTGATTCCAGTTCACCACCACCGAACGATGACCCGCTTCCCCCTCGCTCAGTGCTCTGACCTTCAGACCCGCCAGATCAAGTGGATCTCCCGCCACGATCAACTGAAGAACGGATCACGCCCTTCTCAGTTCGTTCACTGGGGCGTGCCTGCTACCGTGCTCGCTGCCCAGTACTCTGAGGCACACCAGCGGTAAGGGGTCGCCCCCTCCACCTCAAACAAAAAAAAAACGCAACCGATTCTGATGACCACCGCAACCATCGACGGCATCCAATACAAGGTCACCCGCCTTCGCCCTGCTCATGGATCTGCTGCTAACCGTTGGGCAGATCGCATCAAGGGAGGCAGCACTCGGGTCAGAACTCATGGAGGCGCTGCTGGTTCTCACGGCACTCGTATGACCACCACCAACTCCGCCCTGCAGGACCTGCGGTGAAACCCTCCGATGCCCCGTGCCATTCGTGCGGGGCATTCGTGGTCGGCAGTTACGGTATAACGTTATCGTTATGGCGGGGCGGCCCTGCGGTATAAAAATCGATAACTACCCTAACCTACAGAGGTGACAAAACGCGAGAGATATATTAGACTCATAAAAAAATTCCCAGGGTATTTGAAGATCACAAAAACCCCCCAGGAAAAAAATTCCGTAAAATTTTCCACGCTATGAGACCCCTTTATAATATTCCGAGATCCGCAATGAGAGCAAAGAATAAACCATATTGGAATTTCTGGAAGGTAGTCTTTGCGGGGTGGTTAATAAGATATCCACGGCAGTGCTTTACGATACTCGGAGTCCCTCTGGGTTTTCTGATTGTTGTGATATATAATGCGGTGGCAAAATGAAAAGTTACTGAAAAAATTTCGGAAAAATTTTTATGAACGAAACGATTTATCACATATATGCAAAGGGTCAGTGCATCTACCACAGCCTCTCAAAGGAAAAGTTTGAGGAGACCTGGGAGATGTTGCACAGAATGGTTGATTTGATTGATGTGAGGTTAACAAAGGAAGATTTTTCTTATGAGGAACTCACAATAAACAAAGAGGCGATTTTAAATTCTTCACATTGACAGAACCATATATAGACTGATATAATTGATCTGAAAGTAAATTTAACTTATGGCAAAAGGATTTACAGTTAAAGCAGCAGCACCTAAACCCAAAGAACAAGAATGGGATTATGATGCTATCAAAGAAAGAATGAGAGGAAAGACAATTGTATTCTGTCTTCCTGGTCGTGGATGCTCTTTCACATTTCTGAAAGCATTTGTTCAACTTTGTTTTGACATGGTTCAGAATGGAATGAGCATTCAGATCTCACAAGATTATTCATCAATGGTGAACTTTGCACGATGCAAATGTCTTGGAGCAAATGTTCTAAGAGGTCCAAAGCAAGTTCCCTGGGATGGTAAACTTGAATATGATTATCAACTATGGATTGACTCGGATATTGTTTTCAATACTGAAAAGTTCTGGGAACTCTGTGATATGGCTCTTCCTGCTGAAGGATCTGAGCGTGAAATTGTCGCTGGTTGGTATGCAACCGAAGATGGTCACACAACTTCTGTCGCACACTGGTTAGAGGAAGAAGAGTTCCGTAAGAACGGTGGCGTAATGAATCACGAAACCGTTGAGAGCATTTCAAAGCGTAGAAAGCCTTTCACAGTTGATTACACTGGATTTGGTTGGGTACTCATCAAGAAGGGAGTCTTTGAGAATCTCGAATATCCTTGGTTTGCTCCTAAGATGCAAGTCTTTGAATCTGGTGCAGTTCAGGATATGTGTGGTGAGGATGTTTCATTCTGCCTTGATGCAAAGGAAGAAGGTTTTGAAATCTGGTGTGACCCTCGCATTCGTGTTGGACACGAAAAAACCCGCGTTATCTGATATATGTTTAACGTCTTATATAAAGGGCGTAAAATTTTCCAAAACCTCTCTTATGAAGAATGTGTAGAGGCTTTGGAAAATCTCTCTCAAGAATTCTATGAGAGCGGTGAATATGATCCTAAAGAAATTGAATTGGAGGAAATTTTAAATGGCTAAAGGTGGAAACAACAAACTAACATTTGAACCAGGTGCTCCTAAGAAAACTCGTCAAGGGCGGTCCTCTCGAACATTATTAAGTGCAACATCTCGTAATGGTCGCAAAAAAAGATATCGCGGTCAAGGAAAATAATATTGAGAGTGCTTAAATAGTAATAAGCACTCTTTTTTTATGTTATCCAAAAAAGAATCTTATATTTTGAATTGGATTAACGAAGTATCTAAATTAAGACCAGAATTAAATGGATTTGCCATTTGTCCTTTCGCTGCAAAGTCAAAATTTAAAATTGTAGAGTGCTCCGTTGAAGATTTATTCATACTTGATGGGTATCAAGTTATTATTTTTATAGTAGAAGATTACTTAGACTTGGATTCAATAGATTTTTGGGTTGATTTCTATAATTTAAAGTATCCAACTTGGAAATTTTTCGAAGATTGTGGTTCATATGACACTTATATTAATGGTGTAAAGACAAATAACGGAAAATATAACTTGATCTTGGGACAACCTATAGATAAATTAAGAAAATTTAGGGAAAATCTATCAAAAACTTCTTATTATGATCTATGGGATAATGAATATTTGAAAGAAATTCTCGCAAATGATTACGATCTTATCAAAAATCGGGATAGCAACCCCGTAAAAAGTTCTGATTTTAACGAATCAGGAGAGCAAAATGGATCAAAAACTGCTTAGAGAGATCGCAAATGATGATTTGACCCCCAAAACACATGATTTTGTCCATCAAAATGAAATTCATGAAAAAATTCGCAACGATGATGACTACGATGATTGGGAATATGGAACGGAACCAATAATCGGTTCAAAATCCTGATAAATACAATTACTATATGACATAATTTAATGCCAGTAGAAAGGATTAGTAAGCAATTTTTAGACGTAAGTCTGACTGTAAAAGTTAATCCTGTGAATTTTGACATTCTAACATTAAAGAATGAAACTGCTATTGCTAGAGCGATTAGGAATTTGATTTTAACTTATCCAGGTGAGCGGTTATTTAACGCAAATTTGGGATCTAGGATTTCAAAGTCATTATTTGAAAATATAGATCCCATAAGTGCAAATAGTATTAAAAATGAAATTGAATATACTATAACCACATATGAACCTAGAGTTGAATTAACTGAAGTAATTGTAGATCCTGATTATGATAATAATAACTTTAATGTGACTATAATTTATAATATCATAGGAATTGACGTTCCTTCCCAAAAATTATCATTCGCATTACAGCCAACGAGATAAATGGCATTAGTAAACTTTACAAATCTAGATTTTGATCAGATAAGAACTTCGATTAAAGATTACTTAAGAACAAATAGTAACTTTACTGATTATGATTTTGAAGGTTCTAGTCTATCGCAGATTATAGATATCCTCGCTTATAATACGTATATTTCCTCATATAATGCTAATATGATTAGCAATGAGGTGTTTATTGATAGTGCGACATTGCGAGAAAATGTCGTATCTCTAGCGAGAAATATAGGTTATCTTCCAAGATCAAGAACAGCATCATCAACCTCAATAAACTTTTTTGTTGATTTGAACGTTGCAGGTAATCCCATTAACAGTTCAGATA